TCCAGTTCTGACTCAAAAAGACGACCTAGACCCTTTTGAACAAGCATGTTCAATACGGGTTCAGTGCATATAGTCCGTGAAATTTCGCGCGATTTAGGCACAAAAGAAAGCCGTCCACCCTGTACCTCCTGAAAACCACCAAAATGGTCTTGCCGGATCTTTTCGGCATCTAACCAAAGGGGGTATTTGGAGACCTCACTCATATAGAGTGAGTACAGTGAAGAACTTGTCCCCGTCATCGGACCAGCTGCTATCTTATGATAGAAGCTATCTCCGGTGGCGCCTACCGACGCACCGGGACCAACGGACAAACCCTCACAAACCTTCTGAGGGCTAATCCAATAGTCACGGTTAGGCTGGAACCAGAAGTCATAAATACACTTCCGGAACTCGCCCAGAGCAATGGACTGAATCTCAGTCATATGCTCCTCGTTGATAGTGCGAAAATTCTCACAGTGAGAATTACACGCAAGAAACTTAGATAAAGCCGCATCATCAGCATCAGTTGTTTTCTCATCCTCGAATTTCTTCAAGAGTGAGGACAACAACGATAACGATGCAACTTGCCGTCCAGTACAACCAGGCCACTCAAGATCCTTCGGATTGCTCCGAAACAGATCCAAAAATGGCACGGTCGGCAGGACTTCACTAAGATCACTGCAAAGGTGGTCAAAAAGAACGTGAGAGCTAAGGCCCATCAAGTACTCCTTTGAAAGTGTTGAACAGTAAGATACAACAGCTCTAGGTGATTATTTACGGCTCGCTAAGTAAGCAAGAACACAACTCCGAAGTATTTGGAGAAGTATCTTGCAAACTTCTAGCTTCCTTTCTTGACTCATAAATTCAGGGTCAAGATTGTCCGCTAGATCGATGCCGCGAACTTTCGTTCCATAGAGCCGAACTCTCTTACGTCGTTCACCACGGTACCCCATCGTCTTACAGAATCCCGGACACCACGGTATTGCCCACTTCGACAGAATTCTCGTCGAGGGCGCCAAGGTGAGCGGAAAGAGCTGCACGGACATTGGGCGCGTCGTATGTATCAGCTCCAGCCGGAACTTCAATGGTGGTTGTCACCATCATCGTAGTTGGCGGCTGCCCAGAAAGCGGTACAACCGCCTTCCGGGTAATGAGCTTATACACATTACGCGGTACCGCGCCGATGATACCTGTTTGCGGGTTCGGCCGACCCAAAGCTTTGTACTGCTTTGGACGACTGAAAGTAACCGTAAAAGGCGCACCCCCAGAATGGGAAGTAACTCCAGCCTGGGTGCCCCCCAGAGACGTAATGGCGACCTGCTTGCCATTAGAATCCGGGGCTACATCAGCCACAAATGAGTACGTCGGACTTGTAAGGCCCGACTGGGCTGCCCCCGTAATAGGGGAAGTGGGATTCCACATATGTGGATAACTCCTGCCAAATAGGCAATAAACTACCGGTTAACTTGCGTTCGAACAGAACCTTGCGACACCGCGAGAGCACCTAAATTCAACCATTTGTTAACGGTTGCGGGAACCTCGACCCTGAAATTGGGGATAGAGATTAAAACCCCGGATCCTCTCTTGACTGACGTTTTGATTCCGTTCCAATTACCAGGAGAACCATGCGCCAAAACCTGCAGCCCGGGGTACGTGGACACAAGACGTTGCATGTCAAGCTCAACAGACCGGTTAGTACTGGCTGTTGACCTGACAGTCTTGTTAATCCAAATAACGTCGGACTGATCGGTCATGGCGGCGTCGAGAATATCACCAATATTGGTGAAATAATCGACAAGGAAAGACCAGGGCGTTATCTCCCAAAGTGTCGGGATGAACTGCTTGGTGACAAACCCAAACCGTTCAAACACCTCCATAGTGGGATTAAACCCTGTAACTTGAGCTCTCAAACCAACAATGTACCGAACTGTAACGCTAGACTGAACATATGTGAATCTTTTCACAGGGATGTTCTGCCCAGCGATCCAGAGGTCTTGAAAGTAAGAGTCGCTCAAGTCCTTTCCGGTCCGAGTTAGACGGGTGATAACCTTCTTGTTAACCAAACTCTTGTACGCCTTCACGGCGTCCTCGATATCGGAAGCAAGAGGAACCCACCCGAAACTATACTCGAGCCAAGTATCTGCTAATATCCGCTTCCTTGACTTCTTAGGGGCATTACGCGTTCGCTTTCCAGCAGAACGAATATAGTCCCTAACGCCATTGAAGAGTCCTTTAGCAGGGCTCCTGATCATGTCCATAGTCTTCTTCGCCTCCGCGACAAAAATCATACCCTGCATTTGGGTACGAGTTGCTCGAATGGCTCGAAGAATGTACTTGATCGCCTGGTTGTCAGCGAGGTCTTCGTCAACAAGAGAACTCTGAAATCCGGCAGCTGTTACCACCGAATCAACAGTGTTCTCACTATATCTTTCGGAATGATCCGAAACCCTGATGAGTTTAAAATCACCAGAGAACGGAGTATTCCGATTGAGCCGATACAACACCCCTTCAAAGGGCGTTGTAGCGGGGCGACCCTGTTTGATCAACGCCTTCCAGTTAGGTAGCCCACCGCCCGTCCTAAAGTTAATAAACTGAAGGACTTCACCAGATAAACTGGTCTGAGCCTGTAAAGACTCATCCCAGAAAATTGTCTGGTTGCGAGTGGGTACATAAATGGTGCGAAGATCATACATAGAGCGCCTCTAGTAAGTTGAAGTACGAATTAGGCTAGTTGACAAACTAGCCAAGGTGGTCACCTTACCGATCCATGTGCAACCCGAGTAGCTACCGGTCACGCCTCGATTCCTCTCGGATATCGAGATAGTGCCTTAAGCAGTCGGAAACATGGACCCAATCGATGGCCCTAATGAGAACTCCCCGTATATAGGGACATTCCCAGAAAAGTCCAAGTCGGAACATCAGCGCAAAAAGCGACCGTATGCAACCGATCAGGGCTAAATCAAAAGAATGTCTCATCGGAGAACCTCACTAGAGAAA